ATATGCGCGCCTTCGTCTGCCGCCAGTTCAAAAAGCAGGATGTGCTTTGGGCCTCCGAGATCCAGGGCATCCGTGACTTCGGCTCTGATACTGCCACCCAACAGGTGCAAACTGAGGTCGCTCGCAAAATGGCGCGACTGCGCAACGACGCCGAGGCGACCTTCGAGTTCCACCTTTTCAACGGCATTCAGGGCCTGGTTAAGGACCCAAAGGATGGGGCCACGGTCATCAATTACTACACAGAGTTCGGCATCACGCCGGCGGCCGAGGTCGATTTTGATCTCGACAATGCAACCCCTGCCTCGGGGGCGCTACGCAAACGCTGCCAAGCGATGATCGAAAGCGTTGAGGACAGCCTTGGCGGGCTGGCCGCCGGTCAGGTGCAGCTCCGCGCTGAATGCGGCTCGGCCTTCTTCGCCGATCTCGTGGCGCACAAGGAGGTGCGCGAGACCTATCTGAATACCGCCGCGGCGGCAGATCTGCGCGGCCGCGTGGGCGAAGAGGTCAGCTTTGGCGGCATCACCTTCCGTCGCTATCGGGGCGGGCTTGGCTTCGGGGTGCCGACTGACAAGGCGTATTTCTATCCCGAAGGCGTCGAGGGGCTCTTCGAGATCTACTACGCCCCGGCCGACACGTTCGAGACGGTAAATACTCTGGGTCTGCCGCTCTATGCCCGCATGATCCCCGATCGCGATCGCGATGAATGGGTGCGTCTCGAAATCGAAAGCAACCCGCTGCCGATCTGCACCCGGCCGCAAGTCCTGCGCTCGGCCAAGCGCACCTGATGAGCGCCTTCGCTGATGCGCTCGGGGTGCTGTTCCTTGATGCCAACCTCTCGGTTGATATCTGGCATCGGGACAGCGAGGGGCAGTTCACCCGAGCGCGCGGTATTCTGCGCCGTCCTGACGAGATCACTGAGTTCGGGGCTGCGCGGCTCATATCTGACACCACCCGGATCGATGTTCGGGTGGCGGATATTCCGGAACCACGCCCGCAAGAGCAGATCCTGATCAGCGAGGAAACTTTCCTGATCCAGGGTGAGCCGCGGCGGGATCGTGAGCGGCTCATTTGGACGATTGAACTGACCCCCGCATGAAGCTTGGCCTCGACATCACACCCCGCCTCGTCGCCGTGATGGCGGCCGAGATTGAAGCCGGCGAAAAGGCTGTGACAACGGCTATGCAAGAAGCTGGCACGGACCTGAAAACCGCATGGCGCGAGCAGATCACGCAAGCAGGCCTTGGTCGGCGATTGTCGAATTCGATCCGAAGCCAGACCTATCCGAAAACCGGCGAAAGCTTGAAAGCAGCTGCGCTGGTCTGGTCGAAGGCGCCCCAGATCATCGGGGCGCATGAGACCGGGCCGTTGATCCGCTCGAAGGACGGTTTCTGGCTGGCAATCCCTACGCCTGCTGCAGGTCGTGGCCTGCGCGGTGGTAGGATCACCCCCGGCGAATGGGAGCGGCGGCGCGGGCTTCGGCTGCGGTTTGTCTATCGGCGGCGCGGGCCAAGCCTGCTGGTGGCTGATGGTCGGTTGAACAATCGTGGATTAGGCGTGGCATCTCGGTCCAAAACCGGTCGCGGACGCAGCACCGTGCCGATCTTTCTGCTGGTCCCACAAGTGAAGCTTGCGAAACGGCTCAATCTGGCGCGCGACGCTGACCGCGCGCTGGCGGCAGTTCCGGGGCTGATCGTGGCGAATTGGCTAGAGGCAAAACTATGAGTGCGCGCGAAACCATCCTGACCGCACTGCACACTCGTTTTTCCATGCTGCCTACTGGTGCACTGCGCGGGGATGTCCTGCCCGAGCGCGTCCCGGCTCAGGGTCTATTAATCCTGCGTGACGGTGAGCCGGGGGAACCGGACGTCACGCTGTCGCCGCTGCGCTATCACTATCAGCACCGCGCCGAGATAGAGGTGGTCGTGCAAGGTACGAACGACCGTGACGCTACCTTCGACACACTGTGCGTCAGCATCGGCGCGATGATCACCGCCAATCGAACATTGGACGGCCTTTGCGACTGGGTGGAGGCGGAAGCACCGCAGCCGATCGATCTGCCTGTTGAAGGTGCGGCAAGCCTGAAAGCAGCTGTGATCCCAGTAATCCTTTCCTATTCCACGGCTGACCCGCTCAGCTGACCCCGCTAATCTGAGGAGAGACAAAATGGCACGAGCCCAAGGGGCGCGGGCGCAGATGGCGATAGCGTTCGAGACCACATATGGCACGCCGCCTGCGAGCGGCTTCAGCAAAATGCCCTTCGCCAGCACGTCCCTGGGGGCGGAGCAACCGCTGCAGACCTCAGAACTCTTGGGGTATGGCCGCGATCCGCAGGCGCCGATCAAGGATGCCGTGACAGCGGACGGGGATGTGGTGATCCCGATTGATGCCGAGGCCTTTGGCTTCTGGTTGAAGGCGGCATTTGGAGCGCCTACGACGACTGGAACTGACGCACCCTACACCCACGAGTTCCGCTCTGGAAACTGGGCGCTGCCGTCGTTCTCGGTCGAGACGGCCATGCCTGAGGTGCCCCGCTTTGCGATGTATTCCGGCTGCATGGTCGACAGCCTCAACTGGCAAATGGCGCGATCAGGCTTGCTGACGGCCACGGCCAGCATTGTGGCCCAGAGCGAGGAGATCGCCACGGCCAGTGCGGCAGGGACACCGGCTAACATCGTCCTGAAACGCTTTGGGCATTTCAACGGGTCGATTACACGGAACGGGGCGAATATTGGCAATGTCGTCTCCGCTGACCTGACCTATGCCAACAATCTCGACCGCATTGAGACGATCCGCGCAGATGGCAAGATTGATGGCGCGGATCCCTCGATCGCAGCGCTCACGGGCAATGTCGTTGTGCGTTTCGCCGACCAGACACTGGTGCAGCAGGCGATCAATGGCGAGGCTTGCGAGCTTGCGTTTTCTTATACGCTGCCCACTGGCGAGAACCTGATCGTCACGGCGCACGCCGTCTATCTCCCACGCCCCCGGATCGAAATCTCCGGTCCACAAGGTGTGCAGGCAACCTTTGACTGGCAGGCGGCGAGTGACCCAAGTCTTGGCCGGATGTGCACAGTCACCCTAACCAACGACCGCGAGGATTACTGATGCTACGATTGAACCTGTCCACTGAGCCGCAGTGGCTTGATCTTGGCCATGGCGTTCGCCTGCTTGTGGAGCCGCTGACCACGGCCATCATGCTGGCCGCGCGCAGTGATCCGGCGATCGTTGCCGCCGCAACCTATGCGGAAAACAGCGCGTCCAATGATGATCTCGCGCGTATCGTGGCCAAGGCCGTTGCCCGCATCGTCATAAAGGATTGGGAGGGCGTCGGTGATGGCGACGGGAAACCGTTACCGCTGACCCCAGAATGCATCGATGCCCTCTTGGAGCTCTGGCCAATCTTTGAGGCCTTCCAGACCAAATATATCGCCGGTGCGCTCATTCTGGATGCGGAAAAAAACGTCTGACCGCTTTCGCCGACTGGGAGTTCGGCGGGGGCGGTGACTATTGCGCGGCATGCCCATCCGTATGTGCAGACTGTCCGCGTAGCATTCATGCGCCACGCTCATTTGAGGGCTGGCAGATCTGGGACCTCGTCCAGCGGCTTGGCGGACAAGTTCGCGTTGCAGGCGGGATGAGCGATAGTGCTGTCCTCGGTTGGGACATGGGTGCGGCCCTGCAAGTCGGAACAGCGCTCGGGCTCTCGCCCCTCATCATCGCAGAACTCTTGCCGCCGATTGAGGCGGTAATGGTCCGCAAGATCAACGAAACCCTGCAGGCCGGAACAGGCCTCACCTGACCTCGTTTCCATTTGGAACGAGACCTTAAGATTTGAGGACATCTTTCATGGCAGAAAAGCGCGTTTCCGTCCGGCTCTCCGCGACCGGCGGGCGGCAGGTGCGTGCCGAGCTGGAAGGTGTTGGCGAGGCTGGTGCGCGCGGTATGGGGCGTCTCTCGCGCGAGATGGACCAGGCCAACGCGCGCATGGCCGCCTTCGCGCGTCGGGCCCGGATTGCCGCAACCGCTGCGGCCACCGCCTTGGCCGGTGCTGTTGTCGCGATGACCCGCTCGACCGTTGCCGCCGCCAACGAAATCGGCCAGCTCTCCCAGGTGGCCAACGCCAATCCGGAGGTCTTCCAGCGCTGGTCTGCGGCTTCGGCCACGGTGGGGATCGAGCAGGAAAAACTCGCCGATATCCTGAAGGACGTGAACGACCGTGTGGGGGATTTCCTGCAAACCGGCGGTGGGCCGATGGCGGATTTTTTCGAGAACATCGCGCCGCGTGTGGGCGTGACGGCAGACCAGTTCGCCCGCCTTTCCGGTCCTGAGGCGCTGCAGCTCTATGTCTCAAGCCTTGAAAAGGCAGGCGTCAGTCAACAGGAGATGACCTTTTATCTCGAGGTCATGGCGTCCGATACCACGCGGCTCATCCCGCTTTTGCAAAACGGCGGCGCAGAGATGACCCGGCTTGGGGCGCAGGCACACGCGCTTGGCGCAGTGCTTGATACAGATGCCATCGCCGCGATGCGCCGATCCGAACTGGCGCTGGTCAGCATTGGCCAAGTGTTTACGGGCGTGCGCAACCGGATTGCTGTCGCTCTGGCGCCCACACTGGAGGCTGCGGCCAATGCATTTGTGGCACTGGCCTCCTCCACGAGCCCGGTCAGCCGGGCCTTTGATGCAGTGCTCGCTAATCTAGACCGGCTGGCCGTCTACGCTGGCACCTTCGTCACCTTCCTCGCCGGACGCTGGGTCGCGGCTATGGCGGCGGCCGCCCTGTCGGTGCGCGTGCTTGCTACGACACTGGTGGTCCTTAGGGGTGCACTGATCCGAACCGGCATCGGTGCCTTGGTCGTTGGCGCGGGCGAGCTCGTCTACTGGTTCACCCGGCTGGCGTCTGGCGCAGGCGGCTTCGGTGAGGCGATGCGGCTCTTGAAGGATGGCGCGGTCGAGGTCTGGGACCGGATCAAGATGGGTGCCGGTGCCGCTGGCGCTTCGGCCACCGCCATGTTCTACGATCTGAAATCCGATGCAGCCTCTGGCATGGCTGGAGCGATTGAGAGCGTGGTCGCTTTTGGCAACACCACCGCGAATACCTTTGAGGGCGCGCTTTTGGCCGTGCGCGCAATCTGGTCGCGCTTGCCGGATGTGATCGGGGATCTGGTCTTCTCCGCCGCAAACCGCATGCTCGACGGCATTGAAGCGATGCTGAACGGCGCCCTCGCGCGGGTTGACGCCTTTACCGGGCGCATTCGCGATGCGCTTGCCGCAGTCGGGATCGAGACCACCTTTGGTCAGATCGGTGACATCAGCCTCGGCGACATTGAAAACCCCTTTGCAGGTGCCTCCGCCGATGCGGGAACAGCTGCGGCAGAGGCGTTCAGCCGAGCCTTCGAGGACAATCCGCTCTCGGCCCCTGACCTTGGCCTTGACGCCATCGCGACCGAGGCACTGGCCACCGCAAACACCTACCGTCAGGCCGCCACGGATCTCGCCAATGGCGCGACGGCACCGCTTACCTCCTGGCGCGCGCTTCGTGACGCCGTGGCGGGCACCGGCGAAGATGGCGCAGCGGCGCTGGATGAGGCCACGGTCTCTGCAGATCGGCTGTCGGATGCCATGGGGCGCGCAGGAGGGGCAGCGGGCAGCGCCGGGGATCGGATCGCTACCGGTTGGCTTGCAGTCTCAGAATCTCTTCAAGCCTATGCCGCAGATGCCCTGAACTGGGGCAAAGGCCTCGGCGAAACCCTGACTGGCGCTTTTAGTGGCGCAGAAAGCGCCTTCCGGAGCTTCGTCGAGACCGGCAAGTTCGACTTCAAGGGCCTCGTGCGCTCGATCCTAGCGGACTTGGCTGTACTGTCGTTCAAGCGCGCGGTACTAGGGCCCATCGCATCGGCGCTCTCGGGCATCTTTGGTGGAGGGTCCGTCGCGGCAGCGGTCTCGCATGCGGGCGGTATCGTTGGGCTGTCGGGCCATACGCGGCAGGTGCCGGCGATGGCTTTCGCTGGTGCTCCCCGGATGCATTCAGGGGGGACCGTGGGGCCGGTTGGCTCCTGGGCAGGTCTCAGGCCTGATGAGGTCCCAACGATCCTGCAGCGGGGAGAGCGGGTGTTAAACCGTCGTGAAGCGGCTGACTATGGTAGAGGCAGCAGCACCGGCTCAGGTCTAATCGTGAATATCGATGCGCGCGGGGCGCAGATGGGCGTGGCTGAGCAGATCGACGCGCGCCTTCGCGCGGCTATCCCCGAAATCGCGCGCATTGCCAAGGAAAGCGTGGCCGATGGGCGGCGCCGGGGTCAGGTGATCTGAGATGGCCATTCCTGTTTTGCCGCTGACGCTCGTGTCGTCGATCGAGCGGCGCCTCGTCACGTCGGTCGCAGAAGCGCGATCGCCATTCACCGGAACCTCGCAAATCCAGGACTGGGGCGCGTCGTGGTGGGAATATCATTTTGAGATGGCCGTGACCCAAGGGGCACAGGCCCGGCAGCTCTCGGCCTTCTTCACGGCCCTTGGTGGACTGCGGGGCCGGTTCCTCTTCGCCGATCCATCGATCGAAGTGCCGGTGGCGGCGGGTAATCCGTACGTCACTGAGGCGCAGGTTGCAGGATCATCAACCCTGCGCACGGCCGGGTGGGGACTTGGGCTTCGCGCTGGGGATTTCTTCCAGCTGGGTTCGGATGCCACCACGCGGCTTTACCAGCTAACGGCAGACGTGATGCCTTCGGGCAGCGAGGCCGCATTGGAATTTATACCGCAGCTTCGGGCTTCCGTGCCGGTCGGCACGCTCCTCGGTCTCAATGCCCCCTCGGTCCTGTTACGACTGACAGCCCCGGTCCCCTCGTTGATCGGCCGAGCGGATCAGCACCGATTTACAATTTCTGCACGGGAGGCGCTCTGATGAGCCGTGATTTGACTCACGCCTTTGCCACTGCGCTGGCAGATCAAAGCCTGCGGCCCGTCATCTTCTTCGAGGGTCAGTTCGCCACCGGCTGGGTCCGGATCTGGTCGGGCTTGGGAGAGGTCAGCTGGAACAGTGAGACTTGGACAGGGGCTGGGTCACTCTTGGGTCTTGGTTCTCTTGATGAGACCGGAGAGGTTGTGGCAGGCGGCACAGCGGTGTCTCTGTCAGGCGTGCCGCTGGACCTTGTGCAGATGGCCATCGATGAAGCGCGTCAGGGCCTGCCGGGCCGGATCTGGCTGGGGCTTCTAACTGAGGATGGCGGCATCATCGCCGATCCGGTTCAGGCCTTCTCGGGCAGGCTCGATGTTCCTGAAATCAAGGATGACGCCGACACCTGCACGATCACCATCAGCTATGAGAGCCGGTTGATCGACCTGACTGTGGCGCGAACCTGGCGCTACACGCACGAAAGCCAGCAGGTCTTGTTCCCGGGCGATCTTGGATTTGAATATGTGACTGCGATCCAGGACCGCGAAATCACCTGGGGGCGCGGATAGTCATGGCACGCGTTGACCACTGGGAACGCCTCCTGGCCGCGGCGATCGATACCGCACGGGCAAAACCCTTCGTCTGGGGTGTTCATGACTGCCCGACCTTCGCTTTTGAGGTCCGTATGATCCTCACCGGCGGTGAGGACATCGCGGCCCTCTGGCGGGGGCGCTACACCACGGCCCTCGGCGGCGAGCGTGTGATGCGCCGTCTGGGCTGGGCCTCGCTCGAAGAAATGGGGCGCTCCCTTTTGGGCGAACCACGCCCGGCCGTGCTTCTCGCTGGGCGCGGCGATATCGTTCTGGCCGACACCGGTCTTGGCTTCGGCATCTGCACTGGGGCCTCGGCTGTTGGGATGGCCCCTGAAGGCCTCGTGACCGTGCCGCTCACCTCTTGCCGGCTTGCCTGGCCCATCTGAATACGGACCCAATCCATGCCCTTCATCGTGACAGCCGTCACCGCGATCGCGGGGGCGATCAGCGGCGTCTTGGCTGCCGGCGGTATTGGCGCGGCACTCTTGCGGATCGGCGGGACGCTACTTCTGTCCTATGCGGCGCAGGCCTTGATGCCCAAACCGCAGACCACGATGCAGCCGCGGACGGTGACGATCCGCGAGCCCGTCGTGCCGCGCGATCTCGTATATGGCCGCACCCGCAAGGGCGGGGTCATCGTCTTTTTGCATTCCTCTGGACCCAGCAACACATACCTCGATCTGGTGATCGTGCTGGCCAACCACCGGGTCAAATCGATCGAAGCGATCTATTTTGAGGGTGAAGTGGCTGTGAATGCCGCGGGGACCGCCCAAGGCCGATGGGCCGGAAAAGCCCTCATTGAAAAGAAACTGGGCGGAGCAGATCAGACCGCTTTCGCGGGGTTGCAAGCCGACCTGCCGGACAAATGGACGGAAGATCACCGCTTGCGGGGCTGTGCCGCAATCCGGCTACGGCTCACCTATGACCAGGATGCCTTCCCGGGGGGCATTCCAAACATCACGGTCGATCTCGAGGGAAAAGATGACATCTGGGATCCGCGGACGCAAAACGAGGGCTACTCCGAAAACCCTGCGCTCTGCCTCGCCGACTATATGGCTAACCCGACATGGGGCATCGGCGCGCGCATCGGCCAGCCAGACGGGATCGACGAGATGGCGCTCGTCGAAGCCGCCAACATTTGCGACGAGACCGTCGCTCTGGCAGGTGGTGGGTCGGAGCCGCGCTATGCATGCAACGGGGTGATCACGCTTTCCGAGGTCCCCAAGACGATCATCGAGGGGATGCTCTCGTCCTTCGCCGGGCGCTGCGCCTTCTCGGGCGGGTCCTGGCGCATCCACGCGGGCGCATGGCGCGCGCCTGATGTCGTGCTTACATCGGACCATGTCCGCGAGGGCGGGCTGACGCTCGCGACGCGCGTGACCATGTCGTCGAACTTCAACGGCGTGCGTGGCCAGTTTGTCAGCCCAGAGAACGATTGGCAGCCCGACGACTTTCCGGCCTATGCCTCGGATGTTTACCTGGCCGAGGATGGGGGCGAACGGAAATGGCGCGACATCTCGCTGCCGTTCACGATCTCGGCGTCGATGGCGCAGCGGCTGGCCAAGATCGAGCTTGAGCGTGCCCGTCGGCAAATGACCGTTCGGCTCTCGGGCAAGCTTTCCGCGTGGGCGGCGACGGTGGGCGATGTGGTGACGCTCTCCTATGCCCGCTGGGGCTTTGCCGCAAAACCCTTCGAGGTGCATGGGGTCAGCCTTGATCTGACGGCCTCGGGCGATGGCGCACTGCTCCTGCCGGAGTTCGTTCTGCGCGAGACCTCTCCTCTGGTCTATGATTGGTCAGCCTCGGAAGAGCAGATTTATGCAGCCGCCCCGCGGACTGTGCTGCCGAACGCCTATGATATTCCAGCACCCGGCGCGCCGCAGGTCACCGAGGACCTCTATGTCACGCGAGACGGGGGCGGGCTCAAAGTCCTTGCGAAGATCAGTTGGGAGGCGGCCCCCTCTGGTTTTGTGTCGGCCTATCAATTGCAGGCAAAGCCATCTGGGGCTGTGGACTGGATCGATTATGGCCGCACCGACGGCGTGAGCTTGGAAATCCGCGATATCGCGCCGGGGGATTGGGCGTTCCGTGTAAAGGCCATCTCTGTTCTGGGCGTCTCCTCGCCCTGGCAGGCGAACCAAGCTGAAATCCTCGGCCTGACCGCCCCACCGGCACAGCTTGAGAACGTGACGTTGCAAACGGCGGGCGGGCTCGCGATCCTCAAATGGACCCGCTCAGCCGATCCAGATGTCCGCGTGGGCGGCAACATTGTGATCCGGCATTCAAAGGAAGCGACGGCCACCTGGGCTGACAGTTATTCGATGGACCGGGTCTCAGGGGGTGAGGCCATCGCCGTCGTGCCGTTGAAACCCGGGACCTATCTGGTGCGCGCGGAAGACAGTGGCGGTCGTGCCGGTCCGGAAACCCGGGTCTCGACCAAGGGCGCGCAGGTGCTGGCCTTCTCGACCTTGGACTTCTTGCAGGCTGATCCTGGGTTTGTTGGCTCAAAATCTAACCTACAGGTGGCAGGGGCAAATCTGACGCTCGCCACGGCGACTTCGAATGGTGTGACGCAAGTGACCGCGATGGACGGCCAATACGCCTTTGCCGCCGGGCTCGACCTTGGGGCGGTGAAACGCGTGCGGCTTCGCTCTGAAATTGGCGTGGCCGCGCTGGCACTCAATGACCGGATCGATGCGCGCATGGTACTGATGGACACCTGGGCTGATTTTGACGGCTCCGCCGGCGCGGAAATCGACGTGCTCTTCGAGATCCGCGAGACCGATGATGATCCGGCAGGTGTCCCCATCTGGGGCCCTTGGGGCCGGCTCGACAACCATGAAATCGAGACCCGCGCGGTGGAAGCGCGGGCGCTTCTCACGACGAAGGATGCATCCTACACACCCATCGTCAGCCAATTGCGGCTCTTTGCTGATGAGGTCGCTTGACGTGTTCACTGCAATTACTCCTACGACCCTAACTGGAAACCGCTGAGATGACGCAAACCTCCAGCTTTACGATTGCCAATGATGCGGGTGCTGCGGTGCGGGCGCGTATCAACGAGGTGATCGCAGCCTTGCAATCCTCAAGTGCGGGGGCCTCTGCGCCGACGGCGACCACCGCGGGCATGCTCTGGGTCGACACCTCGGTCTCACCGCCGGTGCTGCGCCGGCGGAATGCAACGAACACGGCCTGGGACGCACTTCTTGACGCGGCGGGTAACCTGGAAGGCCTGGCGAACACGGCCGTGGCTCGGACAAACCTCGGGCTTGGGAGTATGGCTACCAAGTCTGCGGCGGAGTATGACGCGGCAATCGCGGCAAAGGCTTCGCTCTCCGGGGCGACGTTCACCGGATTGGTGACAGCCCCGAACTTCGTCTCTTCCTCCGACGCGCGGCTCAAATCCGATGTTGAGACCATCGTCGATGCGCTGGCCTTGGTCAGCGCCTTACGCGGCGTGCGCTTCACCATGGATGGCAGCCGCCAGATCGGGGTCATTGCTCAAGAGGTCGAGACCGTGCTGCCCGAGGTGGTCCGCGACAATGAGGCGGGCCAGCTCTCCGTCGCTTACGGCAATATCACCGGCCTTTTGATCGAGGCCGTTAAGGAACTGGCTGCCCGTGTGGCGGAATTGGAGGAGGTACGCTCATGAATGACGGTGGGTTCATCGACATGATAAACTCGTTCTTCGGCGGAGCCGTGACAACGCTGATCGGTGCCTTCACCGGACGGCTGATGTGGCATTCGGGCGAGGTGAAGCTCGGCAACCGCCGTTTCTTCGGAAAGGAACTCCTCTGGGAAATCCCCGTCGCCGTCGGCATGGCGCTGATCGGGGAGGCAGCGGCACGCTATATCGGCCTGTCGCAGCCCGTCTCAACCGGGTTTGTGGCAACGCTTGCTTATCTGGGTCCACGCGGGGCGGAAGCTCTGCTGGCAGCCTGGCTCTGCCGCAAGAAATAAACCGCCCACCACTCACAGAAATCCTGCGCGCCGTCCCATCTGGGGCAACGTTTTGTTTTGCATGGGAGACAAGCATGACGCCGTTCGATATCGCCCGCAGCTACATCGGCACAACCGAGGGGCCGGGCCCCGCCGATAATCCCGTCATCATGGAGATGTATGCCTCTGTCGGCCACGACTGGGTGGAACATGACTCTGTGGCCTGGTGCGCCGCCTTCGTCGGACACTGCCTCGAGCGGGCCGGGATCCGCTCGACCCGCAAGCTGACGGCGCGGTCTTATCTCGACTGGGGTGTGCCCGTCGATGTGGCGGAGGCCCAGCAAGGCGATATCGGTGTGATCCCGCGCGGCAGGTCCAACTGGCAGGGCCATGTCTTCTTTATCGATCGGATTGAGGGTGCTTGGGTTTGGGGGCTTGGCGGCAATCAGTCTAATGCTGTGAACATCAAACGCTATCCGGTCTCTAGGCTTCTCGGTGTGCGTCGGGCGGGCAATGTCGTTCCCACAGTGACTATGCCCGTCGAGATGGTGCAGCGGCGGCTCAAGTACCTTGGCTATCACGAGGTTGGTAATATCGATGGGATCGCTGGACCTCGAACAAGCGCTGCGATTTTGGCCTTCCGCAATGACAACAGCCTGCCGCTCGTCCCTATCATCGATGTGGCGTTGACCGAAGCCCTTGAGGTTGCCGCGACGCGTACAATCGCTCCTGATCGGGCTACCGGTGTGCCAAACGCAAGTCGGATTGTGACAGCCACCAATGCACAGATTGGTCTGGGCGTGATTGGTGCTGCAGGCTCCGTCGGCAGTCAGATCGCGCCCGCGCTGGTTGAGGCTGAGCAGGCTAGAGACATTGCGGTGCGGGTGTTCTCTTTGTTCGGGCTTGAGGATTGGCTCACCATCGCTCTGCCGTGGATCGGCACCGCCGTCTTTCTTGCGGTCGTCCTCTACGCCCTGCGATCGCGTGCCGCCCGGATCGACGATCACCGCACCGGAAAAACACCATGATCCATGTCTTTGGCACACTGCTCGGAGGCGTTAGCCGTCGGGCTGTCTTTTACGGCACCATTGCTTTTGCCCTTTTCAGCGCCTTCTGGATCGCCTTCCGCCACGGGCGCCACGCTGCAGATGCTCACCTCGCCATTCGCCGCGCGGAGGCCCGCATTCGCGCCATGCAAACATCACAGGAGATCCGCCATGAAGTGCAAAACGCTGACCGGGCTGATCTTAAGCGCCGGGCTGACCGCTGGATGCGCGATTGAGACAGAAGGGTTGCGCGGAGATTGTGATTGGGCCGAGCCCATTCGGCCCTCACGCCAGGATGTGCTGAGTGAGCAGACCCTCGCCCAGATCGTGGCCCACAACGAGGTTGGAGCGACGCTCTGCGGGTGGGTGCCATGAGTGTTGCCATCGTTGAAGGCCCCGCCATTCTCATTGGCTATGCCTACCGGTTGGATTTGGAGGCTGAGGCGCCGCTGTTTCCAGGCACAGCTGAGATCATCGCGCATGTGCGCCTCAAACCGTCGGCCACCGACATCCTTGCTGCACTTACAACCGCAAACGGCACGCTGATGCGCCAAAGTGATTGCCTGCTGTCTCTGACAATTCCTGCACAAGACACCGCAAGCTTGGAACCGGGCTCTGTTGTTCTGGACATGGTACGTCTGGATGTCAGCCCCGCCATGCCTTTGGGCTTTTTCTTGGAGATCCCCGTGATGCTGCCCGTGACCAGAGGCCTGTTATGAGCACGTGTCCTACACATGGCGCGCGCGCGCCATTCCCCAGCTCAGGCTCCGGTGGGTCTTCAGGCGCGGCCCCAATCAAAATCCGCATCGCTATGGGGGCCACGCGGATCCGGCTTGTGGGCACCCCGGGCCCGGACGGCAAGCCAGGTCCTCAAGGCGACAAGGGCGATCAAGGCGATCCGGGCATCACGATCCTGCCCACAGACACACCCATCAACGGAGGCTTTTTCTGATGGCCAATACCATTCAACTCAAACGCCGCGTATCAGGGGTCGCTGGTGCGCCTGCATCACTTAAATCTGGAGAGCTCGCCCATAATGAAGTCGATGACACGCTCTATGTCGGCAAAGGCGATGATGGCAGCGGGAATGCAACGTCGATTGTCCCTGTCGCGGGGAGTGGTGGCTTTCTGGCGCTGGTTGGCACCCAGACAGTTGGTGGG